ACCAGGAAAATCCTATTCCCTTTCCTGATAGGAGGGGCGCTGATGGTATAGGCTTGACTATTCCCAACATGATTATCGAGGTAAACCAAACCAAGAACATCATAACAACACCAATTCAGGGCCGGGACGGAACAGTAAAAGAGTTTATTTCAAGAGGCGATTATCTTATTACCTTATCTGGAATAATAACTGGTAAAATGGATGAGGAAACCGGAACAGTGCGAGATATAGGCAATAGATATCCTGAGGACGATGTTAATAAGCTGATTACAATTTGCGAAGTGCCGGATAGCCTAAGCGTTACCAGTACATTTTTAACTATGTTTCTAAAAAGCACTGAAGGAGGAACGCGCAGCCCAGAAGTAGTTATCACTGATTACAGTATACCTCAGCAAATTGGAGTAAGGAACTTTCAAACATTTGTAATTAATATGTTATCAGATATACCTATTAGCCTGAATGAACTCATACCAACTACGGTTATAAACATAACAACGAGAGTTCCTGCCGAGCCAATAATAATTACGGGGTGAAAGTTTTAGTTTCCCAAATAAGAATAGCGGATTTCACCTTTGATTATGTTACTAATTTAACCATAGAAAGTAGCTGGAGCACCTTTACCGATACTGCTACTATTATACTTCCAAATAAATTTATCACAAGTAGTGGGGTGATTATTGCTGGAACTGATAACCTATTCAAAAGAGGTGATGAAGTAGAGATTAATATCGGTTATTTCCCTAATTTAGAAAGAAGATTTACAGGATTTTTAAATACCCTCAAACCGGAAAGTCCTTTGGTTTTAGAGTGTGAAGATTCTATGTGGCTGTTAAAGCAGATTAATCTGGCCTCCAGGCAATTTGTAAACACCACAATAAAAGAAGTAATAGATTACGCCACTGCCGGGTTAAGTAATTTAACGATTGAGTTTGATGATAAGGACGCTCAGATAGGCAGCTTTGAGGTAGATAATAAAGGCTTTGTGAACGCGGTTACTGTGTTTGAAGTCCTTAAAAAGCAATTCGGTTACAATATCTATTTTCAAGACAACATCTTACAGGTGAGAATACTAAACTCTATACTTGCATTGGATAAACCCGTTCATGTTATGGACACTCAATTTAATGTTATTGAGGACAACCTGATATTTCAAAGGGATGATGATGTAGGAATGGTGGTTAGGTTTGATTCAAAACAAAAGGATAATTCGGTGATCACTCTGTTCGGGTTTAAAGAAAATGGCGAAACGGTAATAAGCAGAACCCCAAAACAGGGAGGTATTGTAAACTCATGGAAAGTACCAGAATTAAGCGAGGACTTAATAAGGCAGCTTATTACTCGAAATATAGATAAATACATCTGGGAGGGTTTTGAGGGCAGTTTCACAACATTTTTAGAACCTACTATTGAACACTCTGATAGAATAGATTACATCGATAACAAGCATCCTGAGAAAAACGGGAGATACTTGATTAAACGAGTTGTTACTACCTTTGGGGTTGATGGAGGCAGGCAAATAACTGAACTAAGAAATAAAGTAGGGGACGTTTCGTAATGTTAAATATCAGGGAAATATTAGAGGAGACCATTGCTAACCAGATAGATAGGGAGAACTTCTATTCTATAATTGGAAAGGCTGTTAACGTAAATGAAGATACGAGAACATGCGACTTAGAACCCATTGAGGACGAAGCACCCAGAGCAGGTATGAGGCTACAAAGTGCCGAAAGTGGAACTACAGGAATGGTGATTATTCCTAAAGAAGGTTCGTTTATAGTGGTTTCATTCTTTGATAGAACCACAGGATTCGTATCTTTAACTTCTGAGGTTGAAAAGATTCTCATTGATACTGATTTAGTGCAGTATAACGGGGGAGATAACGGGGGATTAATTAATATAAGTGATTTAGTAGGTAAATTAAACGCGCTTGAATCAGAAATAAACACGTTGAAATCTATGTTTTCAACATGGATTCCGGTGGCAAACGATGGCGGTGCAGCATTGAAAGCATTGTCATCCAGTTTTACCTCAAGCACTTTAAAGGCCACGGTAAACGCAGATATGGAGGATGATAAAGTTACTCATTGATGAATGATTTTTTAATAAACGGAGATATCAGGATTAAAGACGGCGATTTAGTCGTTGGTGATAGTGATAACCAGAATATCGAATTTATCATTAAAGCGAAGCCGGGGCAATTCTATCAATTTCCTACTTTAGGGGTTGGCATAGTGGATGAGGTAAAGGGAAGTATTACCCCGCAAGCATTAAGAATTAAGATTAAAAACAATCTTGAAGCTGATAATTACCGTGTAAACCGAATAGAGGTTAGCGGGGGGATAGATAATTTGGTAACCGATATTGACGCAGATAAATTAAGATAATGGGGTTAAGGGTTTTAGAAGGACAAAATATTTTTGATATAACCGCTCAGGAGTTCGGGACACTGGAGAATTTGTTTGTTATTTTGAATGATAATGGATTATCGGTTAATGAAAAACTGATAAGCGGTCAAGACTTGGTGATAAACAAAACAAATGCAGGGGATGAGGATGTGAAAAAATTTGTAGTTTTGAAAAATATTAGTATGAATAATGCACAAGGACAAAAAGTACCGCCTTTACTTTCTGGAGACTACAATATTGATTACAATATAGATTACTTTTAAATGGCTCAGAAGACAACAGTACAGCTTAAGGCAGAAAAAGATGCCAATATTAATACTAATGGTGTTAATGCTATTACTGGTGGAAATCACAATACCTTTCTTGAAAATTTACTTGATAGTTTAATCAATAAAAGCAGTGATTCACTCAGTATAGTAACTAACGTATACCGCTCCGCAAGCGAAGCAATAATAACCTCACCAACTCAGATAACATTTTCAAGCCCTTTGTCTAGTAATGTATATGAAATTGTTATATCTGATAATAATGGTATTGGATTTACAGACATTACAGATAAGCAAACAACCGGATTCAAGATAACCGGGTTATCAAACGGAACAATAATATATATGGTATTTTTAACAAACTGACAATGGCATTAAAATTAGCACACATAAACGGAGATTTCGGACAAGATGATCAAACCCAGGATTTATCATCAGGGGATACAACAATGGATTTTGTTGGATTAAATGGACTTGGTAAGTTATCATTCATGCTTGATACCACAGTATTAGATGCGGGAGATGCGACTATTCAGGTTCAAAGGACAAACACCGCCCCACAAAATAACAAGTTTCTGGATATAGTAGGTGCAATCGTTACGCTTGGATCAGGAACAGATTTAAATTTCATAGAGATTAATGCAGCCAAAAATGAGAACTACCGATTAGTGGTTACGGTTAATTCAGTCACGGTAGGAACTCTTAATGTTAATTTATCAGCTAGTAGATAATGGGAATAACAGTAGAAATAGATTTATCAGGAGGTGGAGCACCCTCTGGCCCTGCTGGAGGTGATTTGGCAGGTACTTATCCCAATCCCGGAGTGTTACCGGGTAATGTAGACCATAATCTATTACTTAATTATCTAATTGCTGAACACAGAATAATTAATGATGGTGGGTCAAGTACCACCGAATTATTTTCAGCCAGTGAGATAATTTCAAGAATAACCGCAGCCGAAGAGGGTAGGCAATTTAAAGGTGGAGCATTAACAGACAGTGAAGGATTAGGTAATATTACTTTATCTGGTGAACAGACTTTAAACGGAGCATTGACAGCTACCTCTATTGTTATATTGCCAGAGCAAACTGACCCATCAGAAAATGGCCCTTGGGTTACAGATCCTAGTGCTTGGTCAAGACCAGCTAATTTTGATGCTCCAGCAGAGGCTAAAAACGGAGATACTTGGGTAGTAGCGGGGTTATCCTCTACTCATAAGGGGTATCGATGGACACTCACAACTGAGGGCGTAATCGTAATTGATACCACACCACTATCGTTAATAAATGATAACGTATTTGATTTTGGTGATTCTGCCGGACAAGCAATTGAAGGAAATAATACCAGAGTCCCAACTCAAGACGAGAATGATGCACTTCTTGGTACAGATGGTACTCCAAGTACGGCAAATAAATATGTTACTGATAGCGATCCAAGATTAACAGCGGGAGGAAGTCCAGAGCATTCAAGACAAACCTTAACATTTGATGCCACTCAGGATTGGGATGTATCAACCGGAACAATGGCTACCCTAACATTAACAGCGAATACTACCTTCGATGCACCAACTAATTTGGTGAATGGTGGCGAGTACGTGCTGATACTTAATACTTCCACATTTGATATAACAGTTTGGGCATCTGTCTTCAAATGGGTAGGAGGGGATATACCAGTGCTGCCCGCAGGTTCAAAAGTTGTTATAGAGTTCAAATATGACGGTACAGACTTGATGGGAGTTATGAACGGAGGATTCTCATAAAGATGTTTCACCAACCCTACATAGATAAGGTCAGACAGATTGACCCCGACAACTTGGTTCGTCTATTTCCTTTAGATGAAAAGTCGGGCGCATCAGCTAGAGATATTTCCTCCAATAGTAGAACTGCAACTTATACCGGAGTTACTTTACAGGACGGTATTCAGCCGTGTGGATTGAACTCAAGTTCTTATGACGGTATCAACGATAGCATTGACATTATAAGCGACCTGAATACTGATTGGTCGGTAGTAGATAGACAGAAGGGAACGATAATGCAATGGTTGAAAAAGGATTGGGATGTGGCAGAGAAATTGACCTCTCTTCATTTTATTGCGACTGCTAGTAATCAAATCGAGTTCTTTTCTGATGGTGGTGGAGGTTCACTTGTAGTTTTTAGTAATATCGGAGGAACGGTTAAACTTGTATCAATCTCGGTATCTGGGGTGGAGTATTTCTGCTTCGTTATGACTTGGGATACAACTATTGGTGCTGGTGATTTTGTAGAAGGATTTTTAGACGGAGTAAGTCAGGGAACAGATACAGGTGCAAGAAGTGATTGGTCGGGTACTCTTTCTAAAGCATTAATTGGCTCAGAACAAGCACCTCAAAGATTTTGGAATGATTCAATCGGAGTAACTGCAATATGGAAAGATGTCTTGTCAGACGCTAAGATTAAACAAATTTCAACTATTTAGGACATGAAAAAATTATTATTTGTCATATTACTACTTCTTCCTCTGATTACATTCGGGCAGGCAGAAAAGCATTACCGTTCCATAATTATTGATAGTGTTAAGGCTCTGAATGGAGGAAGGGTAGATGTTAAGGATACTCTGCTTTTGGATTCCCTGGCGGTTTACAAGACGGATTTAAGTTCACAATATACCTCCCGGAGTCTTGTGGACAGTGCTTTTGTTGGTGTTGCCGTTTCAGGCGGAGGGGGCAGTAATGGCATATATGGCGGTAATGGTTCATTAAGCTCCAATCCTACAATCGTTACCCAGGCAGCAAACAAACTACAATTTACATCTAGTATTGTAGATGGATTCAGTGTAGATGGAACAACCTTTAGTGTTGATGCCTCAAATAATAGAATAGGAATAGGAACGGCTGCGCCTACTGTTAATGGAATATTAACCATAAAGGCTGATGATATAGGAATTGATATTATTAATACTTCAGATGTATCTCATGTCAGGCTGCAAACCACAACATCAACAGGCGGACAATTTGCGTTAGATAATGTAATAGGGACAGGCGTAGTACAATTAAATACTAATGTTGATGATTTTATAAATACAGGTAAGGAATTAGGAATAGGCTTATCTTCCGGTATAGGGGCTAAAGTTCATATACAAGGCGTAGACGCCACCGGTTCAAATTTCGGATTAAAAGTACGAGACAATGTAGGAACTTCTTTATTTAATGTCAGGAATGATGGAAACGTAGGAATAGGAGGTACTTCATCTACTGCAAAACTTGAAATAACTTATGACCCGGTTTCTATTCGCGGTTTAAGCATTATTACAAATAGTGCGGGAGCAAGTTTTCAGGGTATAAGAATAAGAAACAGCAATACTACGGGATTCTCAATATGCCAGGTTGTACTTGAATCAGATAATGCTGCTGTGCAGGGACAAATGAATACGATAGGGGCAAGTGTAATTGGTACTCTTCCTTCAAATACTTTTGCTTTTCGTGCTTTAGGTTCTGCTGATCCTGACATCGTATTTCTAACAGAAAATGTAAGCACCGTTAATGAAGTAATGAGATTAACGAGCGGGAGAAATATAGGTATTGGCACGACAAGCGAATTTGGAACAGGAGCAGTAGTAATAGGTATAGCAAATGCAACAACAGTACCGACAACCAATCCTTCTGGAGGCGGAGTTTTATATGTAGAAGGCGGAGCATTAAAGTACAGAGGTTCGTCTGGTACTGTAACTACAATAGCAAATCCTTAGAAATGAAAAAACTATTTACATTAATCGCATTAATTATAACGCTATCAGCAAACGCACAGATAGATACTGTAATCTATAACGCTCCGCATCCTGGCTCTGATACCTTGATAGCTTACAGGATAGACACAGCAGTTACAGGAGGCTCACAGGATTCTAACATGGTATGGGTATCTTATCACTACATTCAAACAACGGGAGATAGTTTTTTATACCAGCCTCAGTTTATTGTGTACGATAGTTTGAACAAAGCGGTGCTTCCTAACGTAGATATGATTGGGTGGAGGGCCAGCGGTACAGTTCCGGTAGGGCTGTATATTGATTCAGCTATGGCGGTACAGAGCCGAGATAGTTTGATGACATTTTACATATTACCGATATTTCAAACGAGATTCGGAGCTAATAATATAACAATTAACCCTTAAGATTATGAAATTGGCAAATAATTTTTGGAATTGGATTAACGGAAATAAAACAACAATTGGTGCGATTGCTTTGATGGTTGTGAACTCAGAATACGTAGAAGGATTAATCACAAATCCAGATTTATATACTCTTGCACAAAGTATAGCAGGGATAGTATTTGGCATAGGGTTGACTCACAAGGTGGGTAAGGCAATTAAATAATATTATTATGGGAGGGATGGAT